AACCTCTTTCCATTCAAAACAATAAGAGTCGGAAACAAAAGGATTTTTCTTTACAACCTCATCAAATAAAGATAACGCTTGATTTTCGTCCTCTGCGTCTATGTCTAGCCAAACGCCAAATGTGTATTTATTCATTATTCATTTACCCAATCTACTGTTAGTTCATCAGCGACATCAGAAATACAATCGCAAGGCTCTACATCATAATTGTTTTCATCTCCAAAGAATAAAAATCCTGCGCCACCGCATTCATCACATTCAGCAGAAATAATTTCTAGGTATTGTTTTACATTAGCCATTTAGGTTTTCCCTTTCGTTAGTTGTTGAAATTGTAGCAGATAGCACTGACAAGGCTTCCGCTTTTGTTGCTTCACGTTGTGCGATAACGTGAGCCTTGAATTCTTCTAAATTCATTATGAACCAACCTTTACTGCAACTGTGCGGTGTGAATAACCGCCATTTGCATTTCTAATTTCGACAAGATAACTTTCGCAACCTTCATACCAAACGGCGTGAGGGTGAATTTCGGCGGAAATAATTTCACCGATTAAAGTTGAAGAACGATAAGTTTTTCCTACAAGTAGGTTTTCGATTGTATAAACATTTGCTGACATTAGTTGTCACCTTTCTTTAGTAATTTATAGGGAGATTGTATCAGTTAGCACTGACAAATTAAAGGCAATTTATGCAATTGCAAGATTTGCTAGAGAATAAATACTTTAGCAATTCTTTACGAGTGTAAGTATCTAAACCATAAGAGGATTTTACTCCGCCGTTATGGTATTCATGCACGATAGTGCTGAAGAGAGTTTCAGTTAGTTGAGTCATTTTGACCCCTTTCTTTTTGTTATGCCGAAATTATAGCATGGGGGACTGACATTTATGACATTACTCGCCAGTACGTCTCAATATGTGGAGCGTGGGCAATGTGATAAAAATCACAAGAATTCCAGGGTTTTCCACAGGGCTTCTTAACACCTGTGGATAACTCCGCAGTCTTTTGCGGGCCAGCTTGATTTTGTCAAGCCGACACGCCGTTAGGCTAGTGTGATTTATCCCACTCTTGGAAATCCGCTACGATCTCCCTCCACACTAGGCGCCCCATATATAGGGCGGGGATAGCAAGGGCTAACTGTACTACGCTAGTTATTAGTCTATTCATTAGTCATTCCAATCTAGTGTTAGTGCTTTACCTAGTTCATCTTCATCAAAATCATTTACATCTAGAAGGCTTATGTTACCTTCTTCTAGTGCCTTATTATAGGCTTCTTCTTCATCAAGATAAACATAAGCATCGCTTACATCTGCTTGGATAGTATCCCATTTAGTCATCATTACATTTCAACCTTTCTCATGTGTGCCACTACATTAGTGGAAACCTTTTGTAAGTCTGCTACGACTTTATTCATTTCATCTGCGCTAGACGCCTTGAAGTCAACGCCTAGTAATTGTGCGCCGTCCCATAGTGAGTATGTTATAGTCATTTATTTACTTACCTTTCTTATCTTGGAGAGATTTAGCATAGTCTACATCGGAGACGGCGGTAGCACCAAACTCCTCATAGATTTCTAGATAGATTTCATCATAGTATTCGTTATAGTCCATTAGTTAGACCTACTTTCTTTTAGTTAGTTAGTTATGTGTGGAGCGGTTATTTGCTAGGCTCACCTTTCGGATTATTTGCTAGGCTCACGCTCTAATTCTTATTTAATTGTTATGTCGTTAGACTATCAGATAGCACCGACATTTTCAAGCCGACACGCTATCTATGGCGTGTGAGTTACCTCACATTAACTAGGGCATGTGTAGCGTAGTTACCGCCACACATTACACATAGTGTCCATGCGGTTACTCTACCGCAACCATTAGAGCAAGCGACATAGTCGCTATTAGTCATGAAGTCATTACGACTTTCCCAAATTCTGTTAGTCATTTTAGACCTAACCTTTCTTAGAGATAACCTTTATCTCTTATTCTTTATACTATGTATCCTAACATAGACCACTGACATTTTGACCCTTTTTTCGGGCGTGTCGCAAAACTATTTTTGTGATATACACCACACAGATCATGGGCGCACTATCCATTTTTCCACAGCCTGTGGATAACTCGTATCATACAAATTAAAAATATATTAACATTTCTAGAAATCTGAAATACTAGTCGAGTAGAATAAAATATTGTATAATTAAGGCATGGCATCTCATAGAACAGTAACATGTGAAATATGTGGGCGGGAAATAGAAGTCAGATCGGATTTTGCCTACATGACTTTAAATAATCATTTAAAGGAGCATAAATGAACTGGATACAAGCAACAATCATATTTGGACCAATGATAGTTTTAACTATTGCATTTTGGGACGATATTAAATGAATAAAATTTGGCAAGATGAAATAGCTATGACAATTTCTGCTGCAAAGCTAAAAAATGAAAATGTATATATTGATGATCATATCATTGCAGAGGAAATCCTGGGATACCTTGTAAAAAGGCTAGAAGGGGTCTTAGAGGGCTGTTTAAATGTGGAGGCAGGTAGATGTATGACCTGGTGGAAACATGAGGAATGTCTGAGCTTGCAGAAAATACTTTTTGACATTACAGAAGATTCTAAATATATGTCTCCAGAGATGATAAATGAATATAATTGGAGTAAATTATGAAAGGCAAAAGATTTATAATTATTTTAGGAGTGATTTTAATTACTTATTATTTTTTAGTTGCTTTAACTTATTAACTAGTTGACTAAAAAAAATCTCTACCCATGTAGGCTTCATGTAAGTCTTCATGTGATGGTTTTCTGAAAAGTACCTTCTTGGCATAATATTATTTTATCATAAAAAAGCGAAAATCCCTTCGGAGGCGGATCCTAGGGGATTTTCTAATGTTAGGGAGAATGGTGGTTCTCAACCAAACACTAATATAATAATAACATAAGTGTAATTTGCAGTCAACTACAATATTGAAGAATCTAATATCTCATCTATAGCATCATCAATTGTTCTAGCTCCATGTTCTGTAGAACAATTTCCACAATTCTTACACACCCCATTTACCTAACGGACATTCAGCATCTAATAGCTGAGTCTTTAATGGCATAATGCAAAAACATTCTTTACACTGTTTAGTAAATTGAAAAAGTTGGGGGCAGGCGGAACAAATAGACATCCTATCCTTTTGCACATGTTCTGGTGCTCTAGGTGCATTTGGATCCAACATATCCCATGGGTAAGTCTTAGCCATATATATCCTATTCTTTTAAAATTGTCCTATTGGACAGCTATATGATTCATCAGAGAAGTATTCCTTGCTAAGTGAATCTGTCATGGTGCATTTAAGCTCTATATTACTATATTCAAGACAGGCCTTACAAATCCCGCCTCTAAATTCAGCTAGAAGTTTCTTCTGTATTTTCGGATGTAGAGTCATTATTCTCTCTAGGTACAAATGCTGGCATTGGGCCAAGGATATGACCCTGCTCGTGCAAATTGACAATATTCTGAATAAGCTCTGGCTTTTCAGTCATGTGAGATGTTAGCACGGAAATAAGGTCATAAATTCTGGCCAACATAATGTATTGTGCCATCTGCAGATTATCTTCTAAATTGACGTTCTCTTCGCTCATTTTCATAGTACTTTCTAAGATGTCCTCTAGAGAATTTTCTAGAGTTTAGGTGTTTCCGTATTTTAGTATAGCATATAAATGAAGTGTCTCTACCGCCGCCGAGCACTTTTTTTATCATTCTGCGGTTATATATGCTCCATTAATATAAAATCTAGATGCACTTGTAAGTGTTACTGGGGCACCCTGTGTAAAAAGAGCTTCTCTAATTGGAGAGTTAGCTCCACCTGCTGATTTAAGATAGTGCAAATCTAATACGTCTGTAACCCCTGCAGTATCAGCATTGATAATTGTATGCCCTGTTCCAACATCTGGACTTACACTTGGATCAGCCCATACCCAACCAGAAAAATGGTTGTATCCAAATTGTGGAGTAAACGGTAGCGCAACTTTGTATTGACCAGTTCCAAAATTTGTAACTGTGGTCATGTCAACTTCAATATTAAAACTTACCATACGACCATTTTTAACATAGTACGAGTTATATGTTGGATATGTAGCACCTGTTCCAGTAAATGTTAAACCAGCTGCGTAGAACTGTGAAAAATATCTTGTAACTTCTCCATTACCGCCAGTTCCTATTGCTGTTTGCAAATCTCCAGCTGTAACCACTTTATCTTCTGGATTTCTGCTGTTGATGTATATACCACCATTTTCTGGACTTGCATTTACTTGAAGCCCTTCGTATGATTGAATGGTTATGAGTCCTGGTGATGTTGAGCTTTGGACGACTATATTTCCTGGTGCTTCTAAAGTTGTATAATATCCTTCTACTGGATCATTTTCTGTAGTTACAGTTATATAACCTAGATTTGCTTGATCACCCTTGTCTGCAATTGGAGTCCATGATTCGTTAATAGAACCTGGTGTTGGAGGATATCCAGGATTGTTTGGGTTACCAGTTCTTACATAAGTTCCGCCACTATAATAAACTGCATCTCCATAAGTATAATCTGCACCATTGTTGTATTCTCCAAGAATGGTAAATGGAGTTGTACCTGGTGCTCCGTCTTGCCCTTTAGGAATCCAAACTTCCCATTGTGCAGTGTTTCCAACTGGATCGTTTAGTGCACCACTTGCTTTGGCAAGATAAAGTTGACCGTCTGATCCTCTAACTACGGCAATATTTGGAAGGTAGCCGCTATTTGGATTGTAGTTTCCTAAATAATAAATACCAAAACCTGCGCCTGCTTCACCTGGCTCACCTTGTGGACCTGGAATACCAGAACCATTTCCACCTGCGCTAGTTGTTGTAAATGGCATATTAACGCTCCAAAATTAGAACAGAGACTGTGCCAGTACCTACGGCATATAGTTTGTCGTATGGGCCTAAATCAGCACTCCAAATTTGTCCAGATAAAAGTCTTATTCCATATGATGTAGAACTAACACTTGGGCCACCAAGATAAAGTGTTGCAGTGTCAGATGTGTTTTGTACTGAAATTGTATTATCTGTTTCAACTTCGTCAGTTGTAGTTAAAAGTGTTGGAGTTGAACTTAAAGTTAAGTTTCTTGTTCTTAGCATATAACTATTATACCATTCTAGCTTCTACCGACGAAGCACTTTCAATTATTATTTTAATTCTATCTGCTATATCCTGTGGCACGTATTTATCATCTACATTAAGTCTTACCCATGGACCATAAGAATCCATTCTGTCAGAACCTTGATATACTTGTCCAGTTTCTTGATCAACTAGAATCCACTTTGGCGGAACAAGGGTTCTTACAAGAAGATTGATTGGTTCTTTAAGTTCTTCTACTTCTCCGCCGTTAATTAAGTTCCTGCTTACCATAATATTTCTCTACATACTTTTCTACTTTTCCGTACATCTCTAAACCCATATAGTTTTTATAAGAACATTCTAAACAATATAAGTAAAGCTGATCCTGATCTGTTAAATTAGGATACAAAAATGATTTGTCCATTGGGCAAGTAAGCGGGGGAACTTTTTGCTCCCCCGCCAACTTCTGATAAGCCACGATTATTTGTGTTTTAATTTACTGTCCCTACTTATTTTTCATTGTTAAACACTCATCAGGGAATCCTTTTAAGAACTCCTTGTATCTTACAGTTCCGTAGCTTGGCCAAGAACTCCAGTCTTTGCCAGCTTGGGTCATTCTATAAACGACTTCTGCGTTTAAAATGGGGTCATATAGATTTGAATTGGAAGTGAGACCGTAATGATCTCTTCTTACAACTCCCAAACCATCAATCATATTTACTTGAAAGATGCCATAAGAGTTGTCCCCTGTTTTTCTGTTTCCATTATGAGCAAGCGGTCTTCCGTTGGACTCTGTTTTTGACACAGCCCACGCCTTTTTTAGAAACTGACCTTCAAAGCCAGCAATGCTCAAAACTTCAACAAGCTCGCAGTCACTTAAATCAGTTGCTACTGAATAAGCTTCTACTTTTTTCTGCAATTCCTGAGCAGCTACTTGCTCCTCAATCATTGCAGCATATGCAGGTCCGTTTGTTGTTCCTACAAAATATATAGCTACCGCAAACATTACGAATATGGTAGAATTACTAAGTAAGTCATACAAACGCTTCATATTTTTCTCCATAGGTTTTAACCTCCTAAGAGACAGTAACTATAATAGTACTAAACAAAGTGTGGGCTTGTCAAGCTAGTCAACCAGAAAGATAACATGGATATTTCATACTACACGGTAAGAGCGGGATTAAACCCTGCTGTTGGATTCGGCTATGCTGGTCAAAATATAGTTAAGTCATTGCAAAAATTAGGACATAATGTAACTTTTGCAAACCCTAAAGCTCAAGTACAAATAAACTTTACACAACCAGATAACTTTAAATTTCATAGAGGACAATATCAAATTGGATATACTCCTTGGGAATCAACTTCAATGGATCCAATGTGGGTAACAAAGTTTAATCAATGTGATGAAGTGTGGGCAACATCTCAATGGACAGCAGATGTGTTTAAAGCAAATGGTGTTGAAAAAGATGTCAAAGTTTACAGACATGGAATTGAAAGTTTATGGAAACCAAAGAAAAGAATTTTAAAAGATGATGGAGTTTTTAAATTTCTTCATATTGGAGAACCTGCTCCAAGAAAAGATGGACAGCTAGCAGTTGAAACTTTTATTAAATTGTTTGGCAATAACCCAAAATATCACTTAACAATCAAAGCTCATCTATTTAATACTATAAGAATATATAATAATAATAATATATTATCTTTACCAGATATATATAATAATATATCTATTATAACAGAGGAATATGACACTAGTCAACTGTTATTTTTATATCATTCTCACCACGCACTTTTGTATCCATCTTGGGGAGAAGGATTTGGTTTTATTCCGCTTCAAGGTTTAGCAACTGGTATGCCAGTAATATCAACTTATGATTGGGCGGATTACCAAGAATTTCTTGGACCTCTAAAGCTAAAGTCAACATTGACAGATGATAAGCTTCCTAAATCTGTAGGACATGAATACATTGGAAAAATGTTTAGGCCAGATAAAAATCATCTTGAAGAATTAATGCTTGATGTAGTTATGAATTACAAAGCTTACTCTGGCTATTATTTTGCTCAATCAGAAAAAGTTCACTTAAAATATAACTGGGATCAGTTGACTAAGAATGCTTTTGAAGATTTATCTAAAAAATTTTCTTAGGCCTTGCCCTCTAAAAAAAGTTTAGGTATACTTGGACTTACCCAAAAAAATTATTAGCTGTTAGATACGGCGGAAGAGAGTATTCTATAAATGTCAAGAACTATTGAAAACCCATATGAGAACTTTATTGCACTATCAAGATATGCAAGATGGTTGCAAGAAGAGAATCGTCGTGAGACATGGGGTGAAACAGTAGATAGATACTTTGACTTCATGCTTTCTCATTTGAAGACAATGGACTATGTTCCAGATTCAAAAACTGTAGAACAGTTAAAGCAAGCTGTATATGACAGAAGCGTTATGCCTTCTATGCGTTCAGTAATGACTGCAGGACCCGCTCTTGATAGAGACCATGTTGCAGGATACAACTGTTCTTTTGTTCCAGTAGATAACCCAAGATCATTTGATGAAACAATGTACATCTTGATGTGTGGAACAGGTGTTGGATTCTCTGTTGAATACAAGTATGTAAATAAGCTTCCTGCCGTCCCAGAAACTTTTGAAAAGTCTACAACTATCATTACTGTAGAAGACTCTAAGCAAGGTTGGGCAAAGGCATACCGTGAACTACTTGCATTGCTTTGGTCGGGACAAGTTCCAGCAGTAGATGTAAGCAAGCTTCGTCCTGCGGGTGCACGTCTTAAGACAATGGGTGGTCGATCATCTGGCCCACAACCACTGATTAACCTTTTTGATTTTACAATTGCAAAGTTTAAGTCAGCAGCAGGCCGCCAACTAAAGCCAATTGAGGCTCACGACATTATGTGCAAGATTGGCGAGATTGTTGTTGTTGGTGGAGTTCGCAGATCAGCAATGATTTCACTTTCAAACATTAATGACATTGAGATGGCTCAAGCAAAAGCAGGAAACTGGTGGGAGAATAACTCACAACGTGCACTTTCAAATAACTCAGTTGCATATTCTCGCAAGCCAGAGATGGAACAGTTTATAGCAGAATGGAAATCTCTTTATGATTCAAAATCGGGTGAACGTGGCATTTATAATGTGGCGGCGGCGCAAAAGCAGGCAGCTAAGTATGGTCGTAGAGACCCTGAAGTCCACTATGGAACAAATCCTTGCTCAGAGATTATTCTCCGTCCTTATCAGTTTTGTAATCTTTCAGAAGTCGTACTACGTGAAAAGGATACACCTACAACTGTTGCAGAAAAGGTACGTCTTGCAACAATTCTTGGAACTTGGCAGTCAACGCTAACAGATTTTAAGTATCTGCGTAAGATTTGGAAAGACAACACAGAAGAAGAAAGACTTCTTGGAGTTTCACTTACTGGTCAGTTTGGAAACAAGTTCTTCTCTGGAAAAGAAAACATTAATAAGCTTGAAGAGACACTTACATCTCTTCGTGAATACGCAAGAACAATTAACGCAGAAGAGGCTGGGAAAATTGGGATTCCTGAGTCTGCAGCTATTACATGTGTAAAGCCTTCTGGAACAGTGTCTCAATTGGTCGGGGTGTCTTCAGGAATGCATGCTTGGCATTCACAGTATTATATTCGTACAGTTCGTGGAGACAAGAAAGATCCACTTTCAACATTCTTAAAGGAAGTTGGAATCCCAGTGGAAGATGATTTTATGAAGCCAAATGACACTTATGTGTTTTCATTCCCAGTAAAAGCACCACAAGGTGCAATTACAAGAAATGATCTTACAGCAATTGAGCATTTGAACACATGGCTTGTATACCAACGTGCTTGGTGTGAGCACAAGCCTTCAATTACAGTTTCTGTTAAAGAAGATGAATGGATGGAAGTAGGTGCTTGGGTTTACAAGCACTTTGATGAAGTATCTGGTATCTCATTCCTGCCTCATTCAGATCACTCCTATAAGCAAGCGCCTTATCAGGAAGTAACTGAAGAAGAATACCTAGAGCTTCTTGCAAAGATGCCTTCTTCAATTCGCTGGGAAGATTTATCTTTCTATGAAACAGAAGACGGAACGTCTGGAACACAGACACTTGCCTGTACCTCTGACGGAAATTGTGAAATTGTAGATATTTCCGCTTAGTGGTAGAATATATATTGGGGAAACCCAATTCATAGAGACAGCTTCTCTATCAGGAGATAAAAATGGCAACAAAGAAAGCAACAGTTAAGAAGTCAGCAAAAGCAGATCTTAACAAAGACGGAAAGGTCACAGAAATGGAAAAAGCACTAGCAGTTCTAGCAAGCTACGGACGTTCATTCTTCGCAGCAGCACTAGCACTATATATGACAGGCAACACAAATCCAAAGGATTTGGCAATGGCTGGAGTAGCAGCAGTAGCACCAGTAATTTTGAGAGCACTCAATCCAAACGACAAGTCTTTTGGACTAACTAAGTAAATACTTTAGGACTGTCCCTATGCTAAAATTGGCATAGGGACATTTCTATTTAAAATACAAATAAGGCAGGGTATTGTGGCAGCAGTTAAAAATTTTGAAGTAGACCAAGGTGCTACTTTTTCATTTCAAATTGAGTATTTGGACTCAAACGATAACCCTATAACATTAACAGGATCAACTGCAAAAATGCAGGTAAGAGATACAAAAGGCGGAAAGCAATTAGTAGCTACAATGTCTACCCCATCATCAAGTGGCATTAATATTAGCGGAAATGTTGTAACAGTTACAATGCCAGCCGCTTCAACAAATAAATTAATTTTTCCAAAGTCAGCATATGACCTTGTTGTAACAGACACAAATGGAAACAAGATAAGGCTGCTTGAAGGATTTTTAACTCTAAGTAGATCGGTGACAATATAATGACTGAAAAAGTAGTAGTTCATGAAAATGTAAATAAAGTTGTTATTGGGGACATTGGTGTACAGGGCCCAAGAGGAAAAGGCATCCTTAATGGTAATGGCGCACCAACAGAATCCCTTGGCTTGAATGGTGACTTTTATTATGACAAAAGCACAACTAGATTTTATGGCCCAAAGCCATCAGATCAGACATGGGCTGGAGCACCAAACTATCTTCTAAACACAGAAGTAGCTATGGTATATCCTTGGGAGCTTTCCCAGGTAACTGGTCCAGTAAATGGAGTATATTCTTTAAGAATAGAACACAATCTACAGTTCCATCCAAACGTTACTGTTAAATCTAGTAGTGGTGACGTATTAGAGACGGGAATAGACTATAATAGTATTAACGTGCTTACACTAACTATGGCACAAGCATTTTCTGGGACAGCGTATCTGTCCTAAAAGGGGAGTAATATAATATGGCAAGAAAATTTCTAGTCAGCTTAGACCTAACAAAGAATGAGTTGTTGAATGCTCGCATTCAAAACCTTCCTTCATCTTCTAAGCCAACAAATCCAGTCACTGGTCAGATTTACTATGACACAACTGACAATTTTCTATATTTCTGGAATGGAACCACATGGCTAAGAGCCTCTGGTGATTTTGGTGCTGGCGGACAGACAACCTCCCTATTCTTTGGCAACACAAAGTCAGACGGAACATCCTCTGCAGTTGCCCGTGCAGACCATACCCACGATATTCCAGATGTACTTGGTACTTCAGGACAAATTAATGTTTCTAAAGATGGAACAAGTGGAGATGCAACATTCTCACTTATTAATACTGGTGTAACAGCTGGCACTTATGGTGCAGTAGATACATCTGTAACATTTACAGTTGATGCAAAGGGTAGAATTACTTCTGCATCACAAGCAGCAATTTCAATTTCAACAGAACAGGTAAACGGACTTCAAGAATATATTGAAGATAAGGTTGGAAATCTTGTTGTTGCTGGAGAAGGCATTGATGTAACCTATGATGATGCCGCAGGACACTTTACAATTGACGCAGAGCTTGCAACAGACACTAATAGAGGTGTAGCTAGCTTTGACTCAACAGATTTTACAGTAACATCTGGCAATGTAACTCTTAATTCAGAAAGAGTACAAGACATTGTTGGCGGAATGGTTACTGCTCCAAATACCGAATCAGGTATTACAGTCACATATGACGATGCAAATGGAAAACTAGACTTTAATGTAGCAGATCCAACAATTACACTTTCAGGAGATGTAACTGGTTCTGCAACAATGACAAACCTTGGTGATGTAACAATCACAACAACAGTTGCACCAAATTCAGTAGCTTTGGGAACAGACACTACTGGTGATTATGTAGCTGGAATTCAAGGAACAGCAAATGAAATTGTAGTTACAAATTCTGGCGGAGAAGGCTCAACAGTAACAATTGGACTTCCAGATGATGTAACAATTGGTGGTAATCTTACAGTAAACGGTAACCTTGATGTAGTTGGAAGCATTAACTCTGTAAATGCTACACAGGTTAATATTGTTGACAATAAGATTAATCTTAATTCTAATCAATCTGAAAGTGCTTCACCAGTACTTGATTCTGGACTTGTTGTTCACCGTGGAGCAGAAGCTGATGCTTACCTTACATGGAATGAAACAACAGATCGCTGGGAAACAGGATATGAATCTGGTTATTCAGTAGAAACCCGTCAATATGCAATTGCACGTAAGTATGCAGCAGATCTGACAGCTGGAGATTATGTAACAGTTTCAGGCGGCGGAACAATATTTGTTGTAAACCATGGACTTAATACAAGAGACATTGCAATTCAAGTTTACGAATCAGCAGCAGAGTGGAACAATGTAGAAGTTGACACAGAAAGAACCACTGCCAACACAGTAACAGTCAGATTTGCATCTGCACCAGCAGCTGGAGCATATAGAGTAGTAATTACGGGATAATAAATGGCAAGACAATTTCTCGCAACGCTGTCATTGCCAACTCTCCCAAACCATCCAACTGATGGACATGCTGGATCATTATATTTTAATACATCTATGAATGCATTAATGATGCATACTGGAACAGATTGGATGCCAGTAAATGGATCACAGTATGTTTTAGAAAATCATATACATACATACGATGGAGATATTCATACTGTTATTGCTGGATCTTATAATCCAAGCCTTACCGTTTTTGATGGTGGAACATCTGGACAGCAATATAATTCAGAT